GATATGGATGAAGAAATTATGAAACAACATGAAGATTTATTTAAAAAATTAGAACAATCGAATACAGGATATAATTATAATTAGGAGATAAAATGATAGAAACAGTTTTTGCACTTTTATTAATAATTGAAAACGAAATTAAGGAGCATCGTATTCAAGACTCATTATCTCAATGCTTAAAAGCAAAAAGATATGCTATGAGAGATAAAAAAGCTGGAGATAGAGTTCAATATCAATGTATTAAATCTAAAGCTAACATAGAAATATATATGGGAGAAAAGAAGATAACATCTTTAATATTAGAATAATATGACAGACGAAGATAGGACATACAAAAACGAAGTGAGAATTTATAATGATAGATTGGGTAGTAGAAAAGATAGGAAAAATATCAAGGTCAATATTCCATTGGACTTGGAGAGTACAAACCCACAGGAAATATTACAAGAACAGGAAGAATGATAAATGAATTTTATATTAACCATGTTTATCTGTGCAAGTACAGCACAAGGAATACAATGCTTACCACCTGTCAAATTTGATATTTTATATAAAGATGGATATGATTGTATGGTAGATGGTTATATAAAAGCACACGACAAATTAGTTGCAATAGGTAGGGATGAAATTAACAAAAATAAGATATTCATAAAGTTTGGTTGTTATGAAGATTTCTCTAACAAAAAGTCAACATAAAGTAAGTCAATCTAAAAAAAGATTCAGAGTTCTTATATCAGGTAGAAGATTTGGTAAGACCTATCTTTGTATTACTGAGATGATGAAGTATGCAACGAAACCTATGCAGAATATCTGGTATGTTGCACCGACCTTTAAGATGGCTAAAGAAATATGCTGGTCTAATCTTAAAATAATTCTAAACGAGTTTAATTGGATAGAAGATATTAACGAAACAAATCTAACCATAAGAATCAAGAAATCTAATAGTGTTATAAGCTTAAAATCAGCAGATCAACCTGATGCTTTAAGAGGTACAGGAATTAACTTTTTAATATTAGATGAATTTGCTGATATTGATAAACGAACATGGTTTGAAGTATTAAGGGCATCTGTAGCTGACACTTTAGGAGATGTTTTATTTACAGGAACACCAAGAGGTTATGGTAATTGGTCTTATGAAATGTATCTTAAAGGAAAGCAAGATGAAGAATGGGAGAGTTTTCAATTTACTACACTACAAGGTGGAATGGTTGATAAGCAAGAACTTGAACAAGCTAGATTAGACCTTGATGTTAGAACATTTAGACAAGAATTTGAGGGTACATTTGAGAACTATGCTGGTTCTGTTTATTATAACTTCCATCCTGTTGAAAGTGTTAATGATAAACAAATAGATTGGAAGAAACCTTTACATATTGGAATGGACTTCAATGTTGACCCAATGTCTGCTTGTGTAGCACAAATAGAAAAGGAAAAGATTTATTTTGTTGATGAGATAGTGATTTATTCAAGTAATACTGATGAAATGTGCCAAGAAATACATGATAGATATGGAACTAAAATACCTATATTCATTTATCCTGACCCAGCTTCAAGACAAAGAAAAACATCTGCTGGTGGGAGAACAGATTTAAGTATTTTGCAAAATGCTGGATTTAAAGTTAAAGCTAAATTCAAACACACAGCAATTCGTGATAGAGTCAATGCAGTTAATTCAAGACTCAAAGATTCTTTAGGAAAGAGATATATTTTTGTTTCACAATCTTGCAAAACATTGATAAAAGGATTACAAAGACAAATATACAAGGAGAATACAAATATTCCTGATAAGGAAGATGGTTACGACCACATGAATGATGCTTTGGGTTATTTAATAGATTATGTAAAACCCTTGACTATTCAAGCACCATTTAGGCAACCTGAAAGATGGAATATTAAGCAAAGGCAATATGGCATACAGCAAAGATCAAACAATAGATACTCATAAAGATTTTAAAGAAACGATAAGTAATTGGGAATATTATATTAGATCGTATAATGGTGGGTATGACTATATGGTCGGTCAATATTTAAACAGATATAATTTAGAACTTGACAACGAGTTTAATCAAAGACTTGCAAACACTCCTTGCGACAATCATTGTAAAAATATTATTCAAATCTATTCTTCATTTCTTTTTAGAGTAAAAGCTTCAAGAGATTTTGGAGATATGGCAGATGAACCTAGTTTAGAAACTTTTATGAAAGATACTGACCTAGATGGAAATAATTTTACAACAGTTATGAAACAGGCCCAAAATTATGCTTCAATATATGGTCATTGTTTTTTAATTTTAGACAAACCAAAAGTTATTACAAATACAAAAGCCGATGAACTGCAACAAGACATTAGACCTTATCTTTCTATTGTAACTCCTGAAAATGTTTTAGATTGGAATTATAAAAGAGAGATTAATGGAAAATACTCTTTGGATTATTTAAAAGTGCGAGAAGAAGTTGATAGAAGTGGTGGAACTTATTATAGAATGTGGTTTCCTGATAGAATAGATACTGTTTATTTAAAAGCAGATGGTTCAGAACCAACTTTAATAGATACTGCCGATAATCAGATTGGTAAGATTCCAGCAGTAATCTTATACAATGCCAAATCGCACAAAAGAGGTATTGGCCAATCTGACCTAACTGATATTGCTGATTTGCAGAAAGCAATCTACAATGAGTTCTCTGAAATAGAGCAACTTATTAGATTAACAAATCATCCATCATTAGTTAAGACTCCATCGGTAAATGCTAGTGCTGGTGCTGGTGCAATAATAGAAATGCCTGAAGAAATAGAACCAAATCTTAAACCATATCTATTGCAACCATCAGGTTCTAACTTACAATCTATTATGGATTCAATAACTAAAAAGGTTGAAGCTATAAATAGAATTGCACACACAGGAGCAGTAAGAACAACTAAAACAGCAGTATCAAGTGGAATAGCTTTACAAACAGAATTTGAATTACTTAATGCTAGACTTTCAGAAAAAGCAGATAACCTACAATTAGCTGAAGAACAATTATTTAAACTTTATGCTTTATTTCAAAACACAGAATTTAATGGAGAAATAAATTACCCAGATTCATTTAACATAAGAGATTATTCAACTGACCTTATGTTTTATCAACAAGCAAAAGCAATCAATGTTAAATCTCCTACATTAGTTAAAGAAATAGATAAAGAAATTGCAAGAGCAGTAGTAGATGATGATGCAAAACTAAATATTATTTTTGATGAGATAGATACAAAACCTGAAGTTGGAGAATTTACCCAAGACGAAGTTGAGAAAGAAACAGTAGAAGAAGAAGAAGTTTAAGGCGACCTTATTTCAGATCGCCTTAATTTATTAGATTAAAATTATCTCTAATTAATTACCAATTCTTACTTGATGCTAAAGCTATTGAGTTTGGTCTTTTAGATTCTTTTGATCTAACTGCCATAGTCAATATATCCTCATAATCAAAGTAAGTATAAGTATCGTTTTCAACTAATACTCTATACCAATTACCTTTATGTTCTAATATGCCCTTAATGCAAATTGATGTTACAAAATGTTCATCAGCATTTAATTGATGACCAGCTTGACTCCAATAAACTCTTATTTCTTTTCCAACAAAGAATTTATCTATTAAAGATTTATTCACATCAATCATATTAGACATTTGAAGATCGCCTTTTAATGGTAAAGGATTCATAGATTTATCTTCAAACGCAATTAATGGATTATTCATATTTATATACCTCCTTTCCGATTGTGTTTAGATTTCCAAATAATCAATTTGGCTTCTGTAGATAGTTCATTGTAAATTGTTTTTTCACAATCAACTAATTCCTCAACGAAGATGTGTTCTTGATCTTCAAGAATCTTACGACCACCTTTTACAAAACCTATTGCGTTAATCTTTTTTTCATTAACTAACCACTCTAGATATTGTGCAGTTGGACAAACTAAAATATTCTCTCTTTTATTTTTCATACCACATTATACCACACGCACTTTTTCAGAATGCTCTAGAATCTAGCAAAGTGAATTATGGCAAAAAATAAGTGGCTTGGCAGTAAGCAAAAAAAAATAAAGAAAAAGCTTTTTTGAGTTTTTCACTTTTTTATGATAGACAAAGTTTATGGCAGATATTACCCAAGAAATGACAGCTTATCGAATCAAGCAAATTGAATTTGCTGAAGCTGAATATTACGAACAACTTACAAAAGTTTTAGATAAGATAGAAGATGATGTA